GAAGAGGTGGTGGAGGTCATTGTTTTATTAAAGACTTCTCTGCGTTTATTGAGCTTTATAAACGAGATATTGGNGAAGATGAAGGATTTAACATCTTGAAGGCTAATGAAGCCTTAAATCTCAAATTATTGCGAAAGACGGGCAAAAGTAAGGACATAGTCAAACAAGTTTATGGAGAATAACGTTCAAAGCACTAAAAGCACTCAAATAGACCAATATGAAGAATTAGGAAAACGCTGGCTACGTGGTGAAATTGTCTTTGAACAATTTGAAGGATTGAAATTAAATCCTAAACAGATAGAATTTATAAACGAGAAATCGAGGTTTAATTTGGTTAGCGGAGGAATGGCAAGCGGAAAAACTTTAGGATATATAATAAAGTTCATTCTCTTAATGATGATGTTTCCTGGCACCAAGGCTTTAATTGGAAGAAAAACAAAAGGAAACGCTATCACTACGTTTATGAAGGATTTTAGTGAAGTATGCCCAGCTGGACTCTACGAATACAAAATCGGTGAAGGTAAGATTATTTTCGTTAATGGTTCTGAAGCTGTCTTCTTTGGATTAGATGCCTTACAAAGTGGTGACGGAGAGGACTTGAAGAAAGCTGTCCAAGACTTGAAATCCCATAACTTCGGATTTATATTCATCGACCAATTAGAAGAAATAGAAATGAAAGTATTCGAAGCCCTGAACTCTCGTATGAGAAGGCGTCAGTGTAAGCACTCAAAGGACGTCCAAGAAATTTACGACAATTACGAAGTCTGTAAGGAGTGTGGTAAGTACACATTCAACCAAATGAACTTCACTACCAACCCAGCCAACTTCTGGGGATATGATTATTTCAAAGCCAACCCACGTCCAATGACTCATTTAGTGGAAACTTCAATGTTAGATAACAAGGAATTTCTTTCTGAGCAGTTTATTCAGTCAGAGTTAGCCAAGCCCAAACGATATGTCCAGAAGTTTGTTTACGGAGAATGGAGTCCTGATTCGATGGTTGAGGGCGGGGTGTTTGCCGAAGACTATATTCGACAGCAACAATTCTATGTCAAAGCCCCATTAAGAGAATTTGATGGAATTAAGATTTTCGCTGAGCCAGAAATTAAGGATTATCAGGTTGGACTCGACCCAAGTGAGGGTGTTGTTGACCCTTGTTGTATAAAAGTTGTTTGTAAGGACACAGGAGAAGAAGTTGCATCATACACAGGATTCACAAACGCTACCAATATTGTCCAAAAAGTGGTACAATTAAGTATGATGTATTCGATGAAGNNTAAACCNCTCATCGTGCCAGANTGCGTAGGTGCAGGTCAGGCAGTCATNGAGCTCCTTAAACGACAATATGAAAACATTTATGAACGAGAAGTNTTCCTTTATCGTGAACAGAAGAANGTAAGGAANCTCGGATTTCATACTAACTTCGCTACTAAGCAACAGTTGATTGAAAAGTTCATAGAATTACTCCAGAAGAANTTNCCNAAAATACGAGATGCCGAAACACTTAATGAATTTAAAACTTTCATTTATTCTGACGTAGCTGATAAGAAAGGTGCTGGTGCTCAAAGGGGTTATCACGATGATAGAGTTATCGCAACTATGCTGGCATATTGGAACATAGAAGCTCCGACACATAAGGAGAAATCATTATTAGAAAAACTAAATCAAAAAAAGAAAAAACCAATAAAATATCAATATGTCTAACTTAAAAGAAAACTTTTACAGAGAAATAGAAATGCCAGGCGGTTGGATGTTTAATCAACAAGAAACTCTTAAAACAATAGACCTTTATTTGAATTCTAAATTCAAGACAGGCTCTACTGATTCTCGTGGATTTAAAAAACTTTTTTATAATATAGTTCGCCCAGCGTGTGATATCGCTACCAAGTTTATTGATTTAGATGTTTCTAATATTACTTTAGTTCCTACTCGTGGAGATGATGAAGAAAAAGTATGGTTGCTCCAGAGGAAATTGAAACAGTATCTTAACGATAATGGATTCTCTGAATTGCTCAACGAAATCTCAGAAGACTATCCAAAGTATGGACACGTAGTAATCAAGAAGTCAGGAAAGAAATGGGGTATGGTCAACCTAGTGAATTTGAGAATGGACACTACTGCAAGGACGTTAGAAGAATCACCTTATGTTTCTGAATTGCACGTTATGCTTAAAAGTGAAATGCCCAAGAGTTGGGATATTTCTGTTTTAGATAATTGTAAAGACCAAGTATTTAATATTGTTGAAGACTATGACCGAACAGAGAAGGGTTGGGATAGGTGTATTTATGCCAATATTAAAAAGGACAATAAGTCTATTGAAGCAGAAATTAACAATTCAACTGACGATTTAGAGCAGTATGAATTATTCAAAGACTCAGTTAAAAAACTTCCATATCGTGAATTGAAGTGGGACGAAGTCAAAGGACGATGGCTCGGAATGGGATTCGTTGAATATTTAGAAGACAACCAAGTTGCTACTAACGAAGCCGAGAACCTTGAAAGAAAAGGACTATTCCATAAAGCACTTCAGATTTGGCAAACAAGAGATGAAACAATCGGAAACTCAAACATTTTCACAGATGCCGAGAATGGAGATATTTTGAAAGTTAATCAGGAAATTACTCCAGTTCAAAAAGATAATTCAGACTTAGCCGCATTCAATGCTACTAGAGCAAGATGGGATAAGAACTCTGAACAAAAAACATTTTCATTTGATGCTGCCAGGGGAGATAATCTTCCAAGCAGAACTCCATTGGGCGTAGCGAATTTGTCAGTTGGAATGGTTGCTTCCTACTTTGATTTCAAGAGAGAAAAATATGGAATCTTTATTAAGAGATTACTCGAAGAAGATATTATTCCTGAATGCCTTGGCTCTACGGAAGCCGAACATACTTTAATGTTTGCTGGTAATGATGACGAAATTGAAAGATTAGACAATATGATTGTTGAAGCATACTTATCAGAAGCTATTGTTAAACAGGCTATGAAAACAGGATTCTTCCCATCAAAAGATGTTAGAGAAGATTTGAAAGAAAGAATTTCACAGAAAGTTAAATCCAAAAAGAATCGTTATTTGAAAATCCCAGAAGGTTTCTACAAGAACGCTAAATACTTTGTTGAAGTTGATATTACCGGTGAATCTGTTAACACAGCCAAACAAAGTGAAATGTATCAGATGGCTATGCAGACTATCGCTACCAACCCAGGAATACTTCAGAACAAGACGACAAGAACTATTTTCTTCTCACTACTTAGTGGAAATGGAATCTCTCCTGCCAAACTTAATTTGTTAGCAGAAAATGTTGATACCACTCCAGTTCAGAACGCAGGTTCTCTCGCTGGTTCAACTGCTCCAACCCAACAAATGGGTCAAGTAACTCAAACTTTATAAAATGGAAAAAGAAAAAAAATTATTTGATGCTCTCCATAATTCAAACATTGGAACTGAATTAGTTGAGTATCTTAAGAAAAAGCAATCCGATATTTGTGATTCTCGTAATTGGGGAAAGGAAGACACTAGAGAGTCGTCTTTAATCGCTTCCAAAACTATCCAAGAAATTATCGATAAAATAGTATTACGTCAGGAAAAGAAACAACTAAAAACTAATAACTTCGAATAATGCCTTTTAAATCTACAAAGCAAAGAAAATTTATGTATGCTAAATTACCAAAACTCGCCAAGAAATGGGCGAAGAAATATGGTAATAAAATAAAGAAGTAGTAGTCGGGTCCAGGAATATGACCTTAAACTATACCTAAAAAATAGTTATCCAAACTTAAAATGGAACAAGAAAACGGTACTCTTGAAAACCTTAATCAAGACGTCAACGCAGACGAAAAAATAGAAGGTCAAGATAATAATGTCGAAGACCAAAAATATCTTAACCAAAAGATTCGAGCAGAAAGAGCCGAGAAATTGGCTAAAGAACTCGAAGCTAAATTGCAAGAATTATCAAAGGAGAAAGGTTCAGATTTACCGAAAGGTAATGATGCTTCCCTTAGTCGCTTAGACGATGTCGAAATGAAAGTTGAACTTAGAATGGAAGGATACTCCAAAGATGAAATATCTTTTATGGAATCGTATGCTAAAGGTCTAGGTAAAAAACTCAATGAAGTAACAAACGACATTATGATTAAAAAAGCGATAGAGGGGTCGAGAGCAGATAAAAAAGCTGAACTTGATACTCCAACGCCTTCTAGCAGAACAGCAGTTTACAAAGGTAAGTCCGTTAAAGAGGTCATAACTGACCCCAAGGCTTCTAAAGAAGACAAACAGGCTGCTTTTGAAACAGCTATGAAAGCGAAGAAAGGTGGTAATAAATTTAATTAATTATGGCTTTCGCTTCCCCAACAGCTGCCTTCACAAATGCTGATGCAGTTGCTTTCATTCCTAGGTAATTTTGGGAATATAAAATGGGTTTTAATTGACTTGAAATCCTAGTTTCTGACCAATTCTAGGGCTACAAGGCACAAGCAATCTTTGACATCTTGGTCACCATTTGCTATAATTGAGTAATGAAAATATCTAAATTAACTTCAGCTTATTTAGCTGGTGTAGTAGACAGTGATGGATATATAGGATTACTCAAAGTAAAAAAGGGAAATAAGAAACATTGGGGTAGTAGTAGAGATTATTACTATTGCCCAGTTGTAAAAGTCGCAATGACTAATAAGGAATTTATCGAATGGCTCAAAACTTCTTTTGGAGGAAACTTCGAAACAAGAAAAGAGCACGGTAATGCCAGAGAAAGTTATTGTTGGACTCTAAGAAAAGCACTTGTGGAAGAATTTCTACATATACTTTATCCCTATTTAATGATTAAAAGAAAACAAGCAGAGGTGATATTCAAATATAAGAATCTTAATAATGGAGCTGGAAATCCAGTTAGTGATGAAAATCATAATAAACGAGATTTGCTCTATACAGAAATAAGAAGTTTGAATAAACGAGGTGTATTATAAAAAGGTGTGCAGTGTGAGAGACTAAATAAACCTACTCTTTTTAGAGATGTGATAGTCCGACACTCCTAGTAATAGGAGATTACAGATTGGAAATTTGGTCCAGTATAGTCAATGAGCCGAAATTTGCTCCAATGACTATTATGAACTTTGCTACAGATTTGAGTGAATTCGTTTTAGATGGTGGTGATATCGTTCACGTCCCTGACATTTATACAAATGTCTTCACTGTGCAGACTCAGTCCACCCAGGGTAATGCCGTCGTTGACGCTTCCCCAACTTCAGTAGATACCACATTAACAGTAAATCTTCATAAATATGTTGCCTTCATTATTGGTGACTTAACTATGAAACAGTTGGCTTCTAAATACTCTCTTAACGAGAAGTATGCTACCGAAGCTCGCAACTTGTTAATTGGTGCTATCGAAGATTCCTTGTTTGCCTTATGGTCTTCTGCTTCTACTAATACAATTGGCGATACTGCTACCGTATTAACAGATTTAGAAATCAGACAGTCAATCGAAAAATTAGCTTCATTGAATTATGAATTAAATCAATGTGCTTTCTTCGTACATCCTTTCGTTTTCTGGCTCCAAATTGCTGGTATTTCTAAATACTACGATAAGTCAGTTAATGGTATGGAATCTATAATCAGTTCTGGTAACTTTGGTCCTCTCGCTGGTCCAGGCAGAAAAGGTTCTTTGTATGATATTCCTCTTTTCGTCTCTTCAAGAGTTGTAAAAGGCTTGGAAACTTACAGAAACTTGTTATTGCATAAATCAGCCTTAGGTTTCGCTGTACAAAGCGGAATCAGAGTACAGTCTGACTATATGCTTTCTAACCTTGGTACATTAACCGTTTGTGACGTCATTTATGGCGTTGCCGTATTAAGAGAACCAGGAATGGTCCTTTTGAATGCCGGTGGTGATACTGATGTTACTACCTCCTAGTCGATAGGAGTTAGTCTGGACTAGGCGTACGTTTAGTCCACCCGAACTACACGTCTTGTGGGTTCGGGGGTGCAAATCACAAGACCACCCCTGAGCTCACAAAACTTAATTAAAAATTAAAAATATGGAAAAACCAGATGTTGATTTGAGTAAATTTACTCAACCTGAAAAGACTTGGTTCTTTGAAAGGGGTGATGGTATGCTTTTTGCCTGTAATGAATCAGAAGCAAATGAGATTATGAGAAATCGCACAAATTGGATGCGTAGAGATTTCAAAATGCTTGGGGTTTCTGATGGGACAACTTACAAGAAAGTTAAGACAGAAGAAAAAGCAAAGATTGCTTCAGTAAAAGAAGAAGTCAAACAATTAAATATAGAATTAAGTAAGTATATTAAGACTCTAGAACGTTTTAAGTTTGATGAATTATTAGAAGATACTGACCCTAAAGTAATGCGAGCTAATGAGTTAATCAAAAATCTTGAAACTAAAATAGACGAGAAAAATGATTATCTTAAAAACGCTATGAAGTTAATAGATAAAAAAGCATTTGATGCAGAGTTTTCCCAAGCAAAAGGAAATATAATAATGCCAATAGATGCTAACGTAATTACACCAGATTCAAAAGACAGAGATAAAATATTAAAAGCACTACATAGATAATATGAAAAAATCTACAATACGTGAGTTACAAAGAATTTCTCAAAGTATTCCAAAAGAGTTATTAGATAAGTTAATGGTTACAAGATTAAAGTCTCCTACTGTGGTCGAAGTAGTAAAGAGAGTATTAGTAGACGACACGGTATCAAAAGAGAAGAAGGAACAACTTCAACATATAATTGATTCTGGGTATCTAAATCAAACAGAAACGGTAGCTGACCCAGAGATAGAAAAACAGATAGACGAATATATGGATAAGGAAATTGAACGTGCTATCAAATTAGGTAGAATACCAGACCCTAAAAAAGATAAAGACTTAAAAGATTTCAGAAAAAAAATTAAAAAATTACAAAAAAATGCCAA